CGGGCCTGGAGCGACAGCGCCCGGCCGACGGTGTCCGTGAACTCCCGGTCGGCGTCGCCGGGCACCTTGACTTGGGCTTCGGACCCAGCGCGTCCCCGCAAGATCTCTTTCGCCAAGATCGGGTCGTCTTTCGCGACCTGAGCCGCGAAGCCCACGATGTTGTTCTTCTTCGCCACCGATCCAGCGAGCTTCCGCGTGGCGTCCGGCCCGAGCGCATCGGCCATGTTCTGCAACACGCTGGCCGCGGCCGACGCCGGCTGGCTGTTCACGACAGCTTGAAGCTGCTCGCGCTCGCTTTCCTTCAGGAAATCCACCTGACCACCGATCACCGCGTCATTCGGCTCCCGGCCAGTCATGTGGCGCGTGAGCTGCTTCTGTGCTTCGATCCGGTTGACGAGGGCGTTCGCCAACTGCTGTTGGCCTTCGCCGCCCTGGAGTGCCGCCTGGATTGGCAGGTCCCGTTGTTCGCTGATAAGCCCGAGCTGGGCGGATTGGCCGTAGGGGTCGTCGCTCTGGATCGCGTCGAGCTGGCGTTGCATGACCTGCTGGGCCAGCTCTTTCCGGCGACGGATGCGCGGATCGCGCTGGGCTTGATCCCGGAGGTTACGGATCTGCCGCTGCTGATCCACGAGGCTCTTGGAGCCGAAGTTCTGCACGAACTCAGCGTTGTTCCGCAGCCCGCGGAGCTGGCGGCCCACTTCTGTACCCTCGGCCGCATCCTCGAACTCCTCCAAGCTGTTGAAGCCTGGGATGCCGGTCTTCGGTAGCTGCCCGCCGGTCTGCGAAAAGTGGGTTTGGATCACGTCGAACCCACGCGACAGACGCTGGTTGCGCTCCCGACGGCCGGCCTCGATCCGGTTCTTCAAGATGCGCGTCTGGTCGACGGAGATGTCTTCGGACTGGTTCAGGAACTCAGATGCGGCCTCGGTCTTGCCCTGGTTCAAGAGCTGCTGAACCCGGGCGCTGTCGGCGATGGCGAGTGACTTCCGGCGCTGTTCCTTTACTTCGGGCGCAGTCAGGCCGGCGCTGCGGAGCCGCTGTGTCGTCTGCTCAATTTGCCGGCGGATCTCCTGCCGGGCCGACAGTCGGTCGGTTTGCGCGTATTGCTTGGAGAGCTGCGCGAGTTGGTTGTTGACCGACGCCTCGGTGGCATCGCGGCTCTTCTCGATGCTCCGCTCGCGAAGCTGGTTTGTCATGGTAGCCGCTTGCCGGGCGAGCCGGCTGCGGACCTCGTCTCGGACCACCGGATTGGCTTGGTTGACGATCTGGCTGACGGTCTGTTTCGCGCCCTGGCGGAAGTTGTCGGGCGCGGCCCGGAAGTCCGGGTCCTGGATTGCGTCGTTCTGGAGCTGTTCGAGCTGCTGCTGGCCTTGAAGCTCCAGCTTGGACGCTTGCTCGGCCACTCCCTGCTCGAACATACTCTCGCCGAGCTGCCGGATCTGCTCGCCAGCATTCGCCAGAGCTTGGTTCGCTTCGGTCGAGATGTCGATGCGGCCGGGTCCGGTCGGCGCTCCGACATTCGGAAGTTGCGTTTGGAAATTCTCGGGGATGCGAACCATGTCTTCTCCGTCAACCTCCGAAACTGCCGCCGCCGCCAGTGCCGCCGCCACCGACACCGCCGGCAAGATTGCCCGGGCTCGCCGGCCCACCTGTTTCAAGACTTTGACCCCCGCCGCCAGGGCTGCCGCCGCCACCAATTCGTCCCGCCGCTCGGGAGGCTCCTGAAAGCAGAGTACCGCCAGCTTGAAGCGCGCCCGCTGTACGAGCCGCTGAAGCACGGCTTTCCAGCGAGTTCGCCTGGGTAAGCGACCGGGCGGCGCCACGCTCCAGCTCCTGGGCTTGGATCTCGCTCTCGAAAGTCGCGAGTTCCTGGTTCAGCTCCGCCTCCAAGGCTACATCAGCCAGAGCGTCTTGGGAAGTACCGCTGATCTGAACGCCGCTGGCGCCGATGGCCGCCCGGGCCGCACCGACCTGAGCTTCCTGCTGACGGCCACGGCGGGCAGCCTCGGCCGTGCCGATCTCGCGCTGAAGCTCGGCGCGCTGGCGCTGCCGGCGGGCCTCGATCCGGGCCAACTCTGCATTGGTTTCGGCACGCTGAGCCCGCGCCTGGGCAGCACTGAACTGCCCGGCAGCCGTGACTGCCGTTCCTACAGCGGCGAGCGCGATGCCTACTCCGGTGCCCATGCGTTACTCCTTGACCACCGAGAAGATATAGCACGCTCGGCCATCTGGAGCAAAGGCCCGGAGCTTCCCTTCCAGCGTCATCCCGAGGACTTTCCAGCACCACCGGATCTCGTGCTCAGCTCCCTCCAGCACGTAGGCTTCGCACCGGCGGAACTCGCCCCATTCGTAAAGGAAGCGCAGGGCCTCACGCGCAGAGAACTTCAAACTCTCCGCGGTCATATACCGGCTGAAGACCGTGAACGCGGCAACCCGGCCCGGGGCGATCTCCGGGAGCAAGAATATCGAATGGATGCGGAGATTTTCGTCCACGACTTTCCATCCCGGTGAAGATGACCACCGCGTCAGGTCGACTTCTTTCTGAAATTCCTGGGGTTCGATGCGGTTCAGGTCTCCAGGGTAGAACGGTTCCGCGTGCATCACAGATCCTCAAACACCATGTCGACGGTGAGCGTCAAGATAGTCGCCGGCAGCGGCTGATCGCTTTTGATGATGACGAACGCCTCGGGCTTAAAGTCCGACGGCATTGAAACCGCGCGAGGCCCGGTGAACGGCGGCACCGCTCGGTTCATATTGTTCGCACTGTCCCGGAACAGAACCCGGTCGAACGTGTTCCGGCCGTACAGCGCACCGACCGTCTCGTGGAACAGAATTTCAATCTCGCTGATCCGCTTGACCTTACCGCGCGTGGTACTGCCGCGCTGTCCCTGGTCATACGGGAAGGTTTCGATGATGGGCGTATAGGGCAGGCCGATGTGGACCGTGTTCCCGCGGCGGCTCTCGGTGTTGGTCTCGATCTCGATCTGCCCGTTGGTCACCGTCTTCCGGTCGGCCACCGCTCCGTCCGCCAGGATCGCGACCTCCTCGCCTTCGAGGTGGTCCAAGCCCTTTGCCACCTGATCGACGCCGTTGGCCGTGTCGTCCACCGTGATGCCGGCGTCAACGAAGTACGCTTCCTCGATACCGTCCCGGTCCTCGAACCAGAAGTTCTCCAGGAAATCGACGTGACGGACGGTGGACCCGTTGATCTCGCGCTCCACCAGCACCCATAGCTGGTCATCCTCGGACGCCGGATCGGTGATAGTCGTCAACGACTTCACGGTCCCGGAGACGCTGTGCTGGGTCCATGAGAAGACGTTCTGGTCGCTCTCGATGGTGAGCGCCACAAGGTTCCCCTCGGTCGTCAGCAACCACAGGATGCTCTCCGGCGACTGCTGATAGGCCATCCGGGTGATCCCGGGCCGCAGCAGGTGTTCGCTGAACACCGACAGGTCTCGGGCGATCAGGCCGTTCGTGTCGAAATCGAACGCGGCTTCCCGGAGCGTCTGGCGGTCCCGTTGCAGGAAGAAGATCGAATGGCCGATGTTCGCCTCGGGCGTAAACGGCGCGCTACCCCGGCGGGTCTGCTTCTGGACCTCGACGTTCTCGGGACTCAGCGGCTCGGCCGTCCCGCCCTTGCGGAGCAGGAACTCGCTGCCGCTGGTGCCGATGGCGAGCCCGTTCGAGAAGCTGCTCAGCCACCGGATGAAGTTCACCTGCGAGGTCGCGAGCTTGACGTTGATCGCGTTGTCCGCGTTCACCGTGCTGTCGGGCTCAGTCGGCGAGTGGTTGTCGAACGCCGCAACCTTCGACAGCCACAGGCTCTGCGGACTGCGGAAGCTGGACCCAAACGCGAGCCGTTGATCGTGGAAGGTGACGACCTGCGGGAAGCCGCTGTTGGTCCCGGTCCAGGTGCCGAGCCGCCACGTCGTCGACGGGCCGGTGCCGGCCAGCCCGTCCTCGTTGCGAATAATCGCCTCGACATTCAGGCTGTCGGTGAAGCTCACGATCTCGGCCCAGCCCCAAAACGTATTGTCCCGGGTGATGTTCACTTCGATGTCGCTGGCCGGTGGTTTCGAGATCGAGAAGTCAATATCGCCGCCGGCGCTGTCTTCATTTAGCGTGAGCTTATAGTCCACCTCGGGGATGGCCTCGATGGTGGCGCCCTCGCCGATGTTCTGAACCGTGCCGCTTCCGGTGTTCGTCAGCGTCACCCGGACGTCATCTTCGGTCGCCACCGCGAACCCGAACGTGAACACGTTCGTGCTCCCGTCGCCTTGGATCGACTTCGTCTCTTTATCGTCCGGCTGGAACCGCACGAGCCGGCCTACGTCGCTGGCCTTGAACCCAGCGCCGCCGTTGATGCCCTCAGTGCTGCTCGCGGTGATCGTCGTTCGTCCGGTCGCCGCCCCCGTTTCGAGCGTCGTCTCGGTCAGGTTCACGTCGTCCCAGGGCCCATCCTGATAGTCGTAGAAGACCAGCGAGAACTCTTCGCGGCTGAACCGCCGAAGTTCCCGCGGCAGGTGGTTCGCGTGCGTCATGTAGAGGATGTCAGCCGACTGCGCCCAAAAGAGCTTGTCGACTTCGTCGGCTCCGTAGGGGGTTTTGAGCCGGATCGGCTCGCCCTCGATCTTCTCGATGTTGTCGACAAATACAGTGCTGTCGGCATCCGGGTCGTTCAACTCAAACGCCAAGAACACGTTGTTGCGGTCTGGCGGATTGAACTTGATGACGTGGCTGCCGGGCCGCAATACTCGGCGGAAAACATCAGAAGCGCCCGATGAAGTGCCGACGCGAACGATCACGCCTTGTGACTTCTTCGCTGCGACTGTTCCGATGTCGAAGCGGAGGAAGTGGTCAAGCACGAAATCGGTGAGCGAGACGGTGATCTCCTGCTCCAGCGTAGCAGCTTCGCCTGGAACGGCCTGAAGCTCAGCCCGGCCTTCGTTCTGCACCACGCTGCTACTGCCGCCGGAGTTCGTGGTCCATCCGCTCAGATCGCTGTCGAACCCGCCGTTCTGGAGCGTGAAGTTCGGCACCGGCGCCTTCAGGCGCTCTTTCGGCGCCCGAATACTCGACGTCACGCCCGTGGTGATCGACGGCGTCGGCTTGTCCGTGTAGAACTCGACGTTGCCGTCTGCAAACCCGAGGACGTAGGTCTGCTCGACCGAGAACTCGAACGGCACCAGCCGCTCGGCCGTGTCTTGCCGGGCCACATGCCGGGTGCCGGGGCGCTTGACAGCCGCACCCTGAACCACCGGCAGAAAGTCGCGCATCTTCGCGACGCCGTTGAAGAACCCTTCGAAGTCCAGCCGGCCGCGGAGCCGCGGGCTCAGCTCGCCTCGGGTGAAGTTGGTCTGGACGACTTCGAGGCTCGGCATCCGTCAGCTCCCCGACGTGTCGATGTCGCCGAAGAAGTTCCCGACCAGCCCATGGGTGCCGCCGTGGAAGCGCGACACCAGCCACTCGTCGCTCTCCAGCCGCTGGGCAGGCTCGTCGGTGGCGTCGTAGAACCGGGCCTCGCCAAGTTTGATGCGGAAGTCGTCCGCCAACGACTGCGCCAGATCGAGGTTCTGCGTGATCGCCCGGGCTGTCCGCGACGCCAGGAACAGGACGAACGCATCGAGCGCCAGCTCGTCCCATTCCTCGGTGTTCGTCACCCGGCGGAGGTACATCATAAAGACTTCGTCGTGGTCCGCCAGGAGCTGCTTGCCCTCGATCTGGTAGTGCGGCTCGGTCACCTGATGCTCGGGCTTGGTGGATGCGTCCGTCGTGACGTGGAGCGTCCGCAACCAGTCCGACGGCAGAGCATAGGCAAACCGGAACCCGAACGCCGGCGAGTCCTCCAGACGAGACAGCCGGGCCCGCGCCTTCGCGAAGTTCCAGGAGTGCATCCGCAGGAAGCTATCCCGGAGGCTGTCGAAGCGAAGGTTGATGACCCGGGCCGTCTTCTGGTCGTCGCTCAGCGACGTGATGGGCTCAGCACCCATCTCCTGGAGGGCCAAGTTCGCAATTTCAACTTTGTCCGCCATCAGGCCGCTCCACAACGATCTCGACGCCTTCCCGACGCAGCCGCGCGATGGGAAGCCAGACCGAGATATTGTACCGCGCCGTGGTCCGTTCGAGCAAGACGTCGCTGCCGTCGATGTCAGCAACCAGGAACGTCTCGTAGGTCGACGGGCCCGGCCGCCGGATCAGGGTGTGGCCCGGGACCACGTCGCGGCCCTTCAGCCACCGGCGGTGCCACTGCGCCCGGAGGTGCCGGCCGATCTTTCGGTTCCAGAAGATCCGCACGATGATGCCGGCCAGTGTCGTGGCCGCGGCCATGAGAAGTGTCGTCAGCATGGTGCCCTCTTACAAAGCAGGGGCGGAGTTACCCCCGCCCCTGAGTTCGCCCACCTGTAGACCCGATGTACAGGGAGCCGCGTTACAGTGTTCCGCTCTCCGTCAGCAGCCCGATGTCAACCAGCGCCGCCTCGATCTCGTCGATCCGGGTCTTGTTGTTGTTGATGACGTCATCCGCGCCGGAGCCGCTGGCGTCAGCGGTCTCCTGCGCGGTGATGGTCGTCGGGTTCTCGACCGGCACGCCGGAGGCGATGCTGCGGAGTTTGCTCCAATCGACAGCCATGTCGCATCTCCCTTAGTCCACCGCGTAGGTGATGGTGCCGAAGATGGTGTTGTCCGCGGGCTCGCTGCCGGGCGTCAGGCGAAGCCGGATGCGGCTGCCGGCGGCGATGCGGCTGGAGTACCCGAGGGCCTCCCACAGCGGCTTGAACCAGTCGTCGGGATCAAAGCCATTGGTGCCCGTGGTGTTGTTGTTCGCCGCCTGGATCGAAACCTCTTGGTTGACCGCTTGGCCGTCCAGAACGCCGTCCGGCGAATTGCTATCGCCAAAGTCGAACGCCGTACTGTCGCTGCCGTCCTGGAACAGCCGGACCTCGTGTAGGACCGCGTTGGGCGGCAGGTCGATGCAATACGCCACGTCGCTGCCGGTGACGTCGGTCAGGTCCACGCTGAACTTCGCGATCCGCACGCGACCCGCGAGTACGCCCGGCTCCAGAACCTCGGTCGGCTCCGCATCGAGCGTTTGGATCTGGCTACTCTTCACGTCCGCCATGTCTCTGTCTCCTCGTCATATGGCGTGGGTTGGAAGGGGCCCGGAGGCCCCTACCCTTAGCTCTGCGCCTGGATCT